TATGTTTGAGTTAACAGCAGAAAGACCATGACCATCACCATCAGTCAATGTAATGAAAGTCATTTTCTCAATATTGTTATTTTTAATATATGTTCCAATATGTTGATAACACCATACCAGTGCCTCATTTAATGGAGTGCTACTAGTAGAATAATTATTGTTACATTGAAACGAATAGTGCAACACACGTTTTGCCATTGAATTAAATTCAGTGGTTGTCATTTTACTCGAAAACAATTCTAACAAATTAAATCTTGAAGTAGCATTGGTGAGTATTTGCGTGTCTTCCATTTTACTACGCTTCCATGCTTGATACTGTTGATACATTTCCTGATCACCATCAAAAGGTGAAAGTGATTTGTATTCATCATTGTAACCATTAGTAAATGCAAACACACGATATGGAATCTGTGTACGAGTACAGAACATAGCCAAGTTAATAACCTGCTTTAAGGTATCTTGGAGTACTTCATTCATCGAACCAGACCAGTCTACAAGCATAACCATGCCATGGTTTTTACCCTGTGGTAGCATAGTGATACGTTTGAATAAGTCATCTTTAAGTTTGTAGGAATAGATTTTAGCCATATCCAACGAACCAATTTTAGAAACCTGAGCACGTTTGTAAGTTTGAGCAGACTTCTTCATCTCAAATTCTTTGACCAAATAATTAACAGTACTGGAAGATTCAGTCTTAAATTTAGAATACTCAGCGAGTTGTTTGTTCATAAACTCTACAATTTCTGCTGGATTCATATGACGTGTATTACGATCATATTCTTCTGAAGCATACCATGCCTCTGGAGACATCGTCTCACTGAGAATACGTTTGTAACCAATGATTGGATCCTTGAAATAATTCTTATCAAATTTCCAATATTCGTATACAGTATTTGTATCAGCTAAGTCTTCAAGTTTCTTGGAAAAATTGCGTTCAGTTTTAGACTCTAATTCTGAATCAGAAACTTGGTCATTAGTATGTTTGTTAGAATTAGAATTTTCATTCTGTTCTTTTTGTGATTTCTTACCCCGACCCTTATCTGAGTCTTCGTCAGTATCTTGATTAATACCATCATCAAAGTCATCATATTCACCACCATCACCATCAAGATCTTCATTCTCATCTTCATCTTCTTCCATTTCGTCAATGGGATCTTGGCTGATACGTTTCTTGCGTTCTTCCATCTGTTCTTTAGAAAAAGCATAGATATCATCAGCAAGCTGAATTACTTCTTCAATGGTCTCAACACGTTCAGCACGATTGACAAATTGTTTTTCTTCAGGTGTAAATGTAACACCGCACTGGAAACCAGCTTTGAAGTAAAGATTGATTTTATCGATGAGTAACAATTCATCGAATGACTGGAGTTGTTTTACTCCAAAGAAGTCACGATCGTTCAGTTGTTTGTATCCTTCGTTCATGCGCTTACGCAATCCTGGATATCTACGCTTCATCAATTTCTCGATGCGCACATCCTCGATAATGTTCAGATATGACATCATCTTTACATTCTCTCGAATTGGTTTTAGGTATTCTTCACCAGTGTAGAGTGCATGGCCAACTTCATGACCAACCAACATGTCCTCAATTTCTGGAGTCATGTCTTTCCATAAAGGTAAAGTGAGCACACGTGACTTGATATCGAACGATGCTGTTTGTGTGCGTGCACGAATAACAGAAAGGTTTTCTGTTGCAAGAAGACGTGCAGATAAATCTGATGCTGTATTTTCCATATTACTCTCCAAATGCTTCAGCCAATTCATACTCAGTCAAAATCTTTTCCATCCGAGCACGATCTTTCAATTTTAAAGGGAGGATACTTTCGACATCATCAGGTTCAACAGTGAAACCATAGTCATCATATAAACACGCCAACTCAAAGTCACTGAATTCACTCCACTGGTTTTTCATAACAATCTCCATAATTTATACGTTATTATACACCATACCTGAATAAAAGGCAAGTGTTATTTTTCCCTGTAAAATCAACAGGTTACGGAGGGCTAGGGAGTTGCAATAACAGAGAAGTCATTGCGTTTCTCGAATTTAATGACACTGCGGAATTTGTCAAACAACTGATCACCTTTGTGGGAGATAACGAAGATGTTGGTATTCTCTCCAAATTGGTTCATCAGATTCAAGAAGTAATCAGTTCCAGCTGTATCCAAAGATGAATCAAAGATCTCATCGAGCAGTAGCAGGTTTGTATTGACAGAGTTCTTCATCTTTGCGATCTGTCTCCATGTAAATAGGATTGACAAGTCGATACGCATCTTCTCACCTTCAGAGAAACTTGCATATGTAAAGTCATCTCGGAAACGAGACTTGACATGTTCATTGAATGCTTCATCAAGTTCGAAGTGAATGTAAGCATCCATTGCTTGGAGATACTTATTGATCAACTTGTTCATCACTGGAAGATACTCACGAATGATTGCTGTCTTGATGCCAGTATCTTTCAATAGAATATTGGCAACTTCTTCGAGATTGCGTTGTTCTTGCAGAGAAGTTTTCTGTTCAATTTTTCCAATAGCTTCTTTGGCTAGATCTTTTAGTTTGCGTTTTTCTTCATCGACATTGGTTGTATCTGCTTTGGATAAATCAATCTCATTCTGTAGGTTAGAATTCATTCGATTCAACAGAGTGATTTTATTGTTCATCGTAGATAGTTCGATGTTCTTTTGAGTGATTTGATTTTGAACATTGTTAATGTTGTTTAGGTCTTGCGTTAACTTACTAAGAATGGATTCAAGTTCCTCGATTCGAAGATTGTTCTCATCGATCTTTGTATTCAAATCAGTGATGACTTTATTCTTATGGTCTTCTGAAATATCCTGTGAACAAGATGGACAGGTTGCATTCTCTTCGAAAAACTCATGATGTTGATGACAGTGCTCTAGTTTGGCAGTGATTTTACTCTTGATAGATTTTGCCTGTTCAATCTGTGTATCAATAGATGCTTTCTCTGCAGTAGCTTTAGAAAGAAAATTAATGTCAGAAATAAGAGAACCAACTGATACTTGAGAGTCTAGAATTTCTTTATTGTTATCATCAATCTTTGTGAGTAGTGATTTAATCGTATCAGTCTTAGCATCAGTCATAGTCTTAATCAATGTAGTCTGACTATCAACTAGACTCTTGGCTAGATTTATTTCTTGTTCGATACGAGAGATAGTATCTTTCGTGTCGTTGATCTTTTCCTTGAGTAACTGATTCATTGTAGAAAAGATTCTGATATCAAGAATGTCTTCGATAACATCACGACGTTGTGACGAAGGTAGTTGCATAAATGGAACGAAAGAAGCAGAGCCAAGGATAACTACCTGAGTGAATGTCTTGTAGTTCAACTTAAGAATCTGTTGTTCAAGAACCTTTTGATAGTCACGAGACGCTGCATCTTGATTGATTAGTTCATCGTTAATATAGATCTCAAAGATGTTTGGTTTGATACCACGAATAATTCTATACTCTTTGGAATTGATAGAGAATTCAATTTCAACAATACAACCCTTACCATTGATCGAGTTAACCAACTGTCCTTTGTTGATGTTTCTAAATGGTTTTCCAAATAACGAAAAGCACAATGCATCTAAGATTGTGCTCTTACCTTCACCATTCTTACCGATGATAAGAGTGGTTTGTGATTTGTTTAATAGGACTTTGTTTGGAGAGTTGCCAGTAGATAAAAAGTTTTTCCAAGTTACGCTTTTAAATACAATCATTAAACTACCTCAATATTCACTGCTTCAGTGTACAATGTTCTCATATAGGTTTTGATCTGTTCCTTATCAACATCAGTGTTGATCGAATCAACATAATTCGATAGGACAGATAGTGTGTCTTCAAGATTAATTTCCTCACCAATCTCTCCATCTTCAAACTCAGAGAGATCCTCAATAATTTTAATCTCATGGCATCCTTTGCTATACAGTTTCTGTATAAATTTATCAAACTTGTAGAAGTCTGTTTTGTTAACAACAATCAACTTAACATACATATCTTTTAGATCAAGTGAATCTAAATTGATGGGCTCAACTTCTTTGTCGTTGTACTCGACTCGGGCAAACATAGTGTATGGGTTTCCAATGAATTCGAGGTTTCTTGTTGCAAGGTCAAACAAATGAAACCCTCTGGCATCATTGTAGTCTTGCCAAGTGAGTTCATAGGGATTTCCGAGATAGTAGATATGTCCATCGTCACTTTTGTGATGGTAATGCCCACTAAAAACCATATCAAATTTATCGAATGTTTCTTTAGCCAATCCCTCATGAGATTCCATTCCTCTATACATAGAAAACCCATTTATTTCAAAATGACCCATGCAGATCTCAGCATCTGTATTCTTCATATGATCTATACTTTGTGTATAGTTATCAGGACAGATCCAAGGCATCATACAAATCTTTGTACCATCAATAACAATATTCTCTGGAGAGTCAATCACATCGATGTTACCATACTCAGTAAGAAGTAAGTCTGGTGAATTTACATCATTGGTGTTTTTATAGTAAGTGTCATGATTGCCAGCCAGCATATGAACACGAATGCCACGCTCTTCCAACCTATCAAAGAACATTTGTTTTGCTCGTTGCAGAGAATAGAAATTAACATACTTGCGTCTATCAAAAGTATCACCAAGAATAAGAACAGTGTCAATCCCAGATGCATCAATAACAGGAAAGAAGGTATTGTCATAGAATTTTTGATAGAAATCTAAGAATGCTATACTATCATTACGAGCACCAAAGTGCTGGTCTGTAATAATCGCTACCTTCATAGTTCGTCATACCCTTTACCGAAACCGAAATAAATGTTCCATTTAATTAATGATATCGTGATTGACAATTTATGTGGGAATGTATCGATATAAATTCCTAAAGAAACACCATGTATCATATTGATTTGAAATTTTGGTCCAGCACCCATTAGATAAACCCCAACTTTCTTTCTCTTGGTTTGTGTGTTTGTTGATTAAATACTTCAGCAATAGAATAATTTTCCATCTCTTTACCACGTGGTTTAACTGGAAGTGTAACTTCCAATTTATTAGCAAGAACATTCGCTTGCTGCACTGTCAGTGTATCAAATGTAATGATATCAAAACAACGTCCTGGACGAACCAGAGCAGAATCAATATCACGAATACTTGGAAGATTGGTAGAGAAGACCATCTTCTTACCTTTGGTTGTAACAAGTCCATCACCAACATTTAAGAATCGGTGCATCATTGTGTTACCATCATTACGTGATTTTAAGAATGCATCGCTGTCTTCAAGAACCATAATGTTAGATTCATCTTCAATGAAGCGTGCAAAGAATCCATCTTTCTCAAGAATTTGAGCATCGTATGTAACGATGGCAGATGAACTTGTGTGTGCAAGTAGACCACGAATGAATGTAGTCTTACCAGTTCCAGGTGGTCCAATCAACAACAGAATGTTTGCTGATGATGCCATATAACGATCGTAATATGATTCCAGTGATTCACCTTTAAGGAATGGATACATTTCTGCAACTGGCAGACGATCACGATTCAATGGTACATTACAAGAACCACCATCAGAAGAATACACCCACTCGATATATGATGTAACAACATCAAAGTTATCCTCAATGATCTCAACCATATCATCACAGAAGTCTACATCACCAACTGCACGAACAGTGGTTGAGTTTGAGTTAACATCAAACTTAATATAGTTCAATGTTTCTTCTTCGATGATAAAACCATTCGATGAATTACCCTGCACATAAAGGTAATCATTGTAGTTCTGCTCTGCCCATTCAGCCCACTTTGCACGATTGCAGAGAACAGTTGTCTCACGATGTACTGTTTTCTTACCTGAGTCGATTCGATTCTTAAGAATCTCAGAGATTACCAAATCATCTAAATCACTAACACCTAAAAAGATTTTATCATTTTCCATAATTTTATTCAAGTTAAATTTACCATCTGTTGCATCCCACGTAAACTTTTTTAGAGTACGTCTACTTTGTTTCTTTTTCTTTACTGGACCATATGTTCTTGACCTTACTGATCTTGATTTTACATCTACACCATGATTTCTAAGAAACTCAGAAAAGTTAAAGGATCTCGCCATTATCATCGTCTTTCATCATTATATCATCTTCCAATTCAATAAACGCATCTAAGTTCGTTTGTGTTTTCTTTTTCTTGGCTTCTTTCTTACGTTCAATGAAGTCATCAAAGTTACTATTATTTTGCATAAACTCTAAGTATGCATTGTGAAAATCTCTATCGTCTTCATGGTCTTGAAGTTCGAATGCCTCGAATGGCATATTCTGTAACAACTTACCTTTAATGTAAGTTTGTTTCTTTTCTTTTGCTATGCGTCTTAAAAATGCATAGTAGATAATCTGTGTGAAGTAAGAGAAAGGATTGTTCGACTTGGCTGGATCAAAGTTATCAATATATTGAATGCAGTTTTCTATTCCATCGAGAATCATATCATCTCGATAGGAGTAATTTATAAAATTGGGTTTGTAAGAGAGGTGTGTAGCGATCTTTAAGATGCACTCGCCAATGTAGTTACTGATGATTGGCTTTGGAAGGTTTTTCTCTTTTGCTTCGTGTACTTGTCTTCGATACTCGGATATCGCAACTAAGAAGTCTGCGTTGTTAACATAATGTGTAGCCATGCGATTGGAGTTCCTCTATAATTCAATATAGCATAAGTATACATCAGCTAATATAAAAAAGCAAATATCATTTTATTGCAAAAATAAACTTGTCTTGCGACTTGACCTCTGGTATAATCCACAGTGTCTGTGGTTGATGAGATAGATTAGTTGATTGTATTGTTTCCTTCGATAACAAACAAAAAGTCTTCTTCTGCAGGTCTGCTCTCTTCCATGACTTTATTATTCTTACGAATGCGTGGTTCAATATTCAAACCAACTTCCTCATGGTCTGCAACAATCTTTTGATAGTGGGGAATGAATAAATGATGCATCTTCTTCACAAACATTAAATTCTTTTTATCTAAAACATAAGAAGTTGAATCTTCTGCAAACTGGCAAAGAGGAGATGCAGTGATGTGTTCTCTACCTGTTTCTATTACTGGGATAGTTCTAATGCACATTGGAGATTCAACTTCAATAAAGTCTTCATCTTCAGATTTTAAAACAGCCATAACATTCTCACCACTTACTAATTTCATAACAACATAAAGTTCATTGCCTGTTAGCATAAATCTACCTCTACTATTTTAATTGTGAATTCTTCTTCGGCATACGTCTTGTAGCGTTCAGCTGCATGATTTAACGTATGATTCTTCCACGACTTCCAATGCAAGTCATCAGCAATATCAAAAAGATTACACTGCGTCTTACCATCCTTCAATCTTAAACCACGACCTATCGATTGTAAGTTGCGGATTTTACTTTTTGTCGGCGACGCAAAAATAACATTCTCAAGCGAAGGTATATTAATACCAGTGGAAAAAGTTCCATACGATGCAATAATGATAGCATCTGACTCTCCCTCGGTGATATGCCTAATGGCTTCACGATCAGAGGTGTCAGTTCCCCCGTAGACGAAAAATACTTTTCTCTTAGAGTGCGCCTTTTCTTTGATAAGATCATACAATAATTTCCCATGCTTCTCAACATACTGGAACAAGACCAAAGTATTACCATCGGATTTTATTGCTAGATTGCGTATAAATTTATTACGCTTTTCGTTGGCGACTAACCAATCCATCTCTTCTTGGTAAGTTTTGTTCTTACGTTCTTTACGTATGTCTTCATTGTATTTAAGAATGATAGACATTATATTTAGTGAAGATAATCTTCCTGAGTCCATCAACGCTTTGGTGGTGGTAACTCTATGCACCATTCCGAATACACCTTCAAGAACTAAACGATGTATCTTTTTGTTATCCAGAGTACCTGTTGTACCTATACGATAACGAACATTGTCCATCTTTTCCATGACACCGATTAAAGACTTAGCTTTAAACTGATGTGCTTCATCACCTATGATACAATCAAATTGTTTGAACCATGACTTTGGTTGCAGATAAATTGACTGCCATGTAGTAATAAGAATATCACTATTGAGTTGTTTAGTGAATCCGCTGTAAAGTTTTTGGCAATGTGTACCAACATCCCATCCATTAATAGATGAGTAGTCTATAAAGTCTGCATGGAGTTGTTCAACAAGAGATGTAGTTGGTACTATGATAATGCATTTTCTTCCTGCACGAACATGCCAGCGAAGGATAGAATAGATGATGAATGATTTACCTGATGCTGTTGGGGATAGTAGAAGTGTTCGTTCTTTATCAAGAGCAGTAGTTATTGCATCAATTTGATAATCACGAATTTCAATTTTGTTTGGTAGTTGTAA